GTCAATCACTTTAAAGTAATCTTTGATAAAAGGTATCACATTGTATAGTTCGCTTTCTGTAATCGAATAATTTTGACTTTGTCTAAAAGTCTTGCCTGTTATGCAATGGATTAATTCTGCGTAAATCTCTGCTGCCGTTCCCGTTTCGGGAGTCATTATCATTGATTTTTTGCCTTGACTTGCTAAACTTATCAAAACTTGAATGAGGAATTGACTTTTACCGCTTGTCGGGTATCCGTAGATTATTGTAGTAGTTCCCTCTTTTACTGAATATAATCGGTCTAACGAAGGGAAACCAACTAAGTAACCTCTTTTTTGCCCGTGCTTCTGCAAGTGGAAGAGTTGGTCTTGCACTTGGTCTATTGTTACGATTTTTGCCATTACCAGATAATTGGTTTATCAACTTTAACTTCTTGAACTTTATTTTCTGGCTTAAACCAAACCGATTGCATTTTCTGTTTCCAATTCAAAACTTTCTTTCCCGACGCATCGTGCCAATTTGCTTCGTTATAATAGTTAAACGCTTTTATAGCTACTTCTTTTTTATATCCGTTTAATATAAAATAATCTATAACTTCATTTTCATTTACAAGTTCCATAGGAATTGCATTCGTTTTCTTTGCTTTTCCTTTAGAATTCTTATGCAATTGCATTGGAATTGCATCACTTTTTAATGGAATTGCATTTTTACGCTCTTCCCATACTTTTTTAACTGCTAAGGATAAATTGTTACTTTTTGCGTTTCTTGCACCCATAACTTCCATTAGTCTAATGTTGTAAAAACCTGATTCGGTTTCTTCAAATTTAACCCTCACTACTTCGTGATTGCCGACTAAAGAATTAAAAGAAATCTTATCAATTATTCCTCCGTGCTGATGTTGTGAACAAAGTAATCGTATGTAAATTCCTACTTGTTCGTTAGTCATAAACATAGTTCCTGTTAGGAAGTCTGATGTATAAAATAAAAATGCTGGGTCTTTTGCCATAATTCACGTTTTTAAATTTGCACGTTAATAAAAAAACGGGGAAGGAAACGTGCGACCCTTTTACGCTTATGCCTAAGCAACCCGATTACAAAAATAATACTATACTTCTATACTTTACAAGATAACTTTATTAACACTATCCACAATTTATGCAAGTAACAAATTGTTACCCGCAATTAATGTCATATCGTAAATATTTAGTTAATTGTTAACTTCATAACCTAATTCGTTTTTAATTCTTGATTGATTGGAATGTCGCTTTTCGTAACTTTTACCCCTTAGTTCAGAGTTCTCCTCTTGCAATCTTGCTCTGGTTCTGCGTATAGACTCAGCATTAGTTATCAAACCATTAGCATAATTTTGCAAAAACTCATATTTAGTTGAAATCATTGGCGTTTCATCAAACCAAATATTGGCTATTAACTTTTCATCCGAATCTCTTAAATGAGGATGCTTTTCTAATAAAAATTTAATCTTTTCTTTTAGTTTACCATTTACTTGTATCATATTGTATAAATATTTAATTGGTTGTTAATTGTTTTTCTTAGTTCGATTCTTTTTTCTGTCGAGTAAACTTCTTGCTTTGGCATTGATTTGTTGATGAGTTTGGCAACTCGTATAAATTCTTTTAACTCATCTTTACTCCAATTTAACCCACGATACATAGTCGGGAGGTCGTGAAGTAAGTTGTAAATTTCTTCGCCATAAATCCTTTCAATCCCTTGTCCGTACTTGCTTAAGTTGCCGTTTTGAAACCGATTGCAGTACTTACATTGACTTGATAGATTCCAAAGATGAAAAGTGCATTCGCTTGCTGAGTTCTTGCTCTTATGCCAGAAGTGACCTGCTTCCATATGCTGCTTAAGTACTCCGCAACTGATACAAGGCTGCCCGTAATCAATCGCTCTGATTAACTTGTTTATCTCGGTCTGGAGTTTATGTCTAAGGTCGGATGTAGTTTCCCTTGCTTCCTCAAGTATTGCGTTGTTTTTAGCTTGCTGCTTGGCTTTTAGTTGCATAACCAACTCATAACTGCATCCAACCGAACAAACTTGCTGCAATGGCCTTTTCGGCTCAAACGGCTTTTGGCATACTTTACAAGGTTTCTTTTTGCGTGGCATTGGTTGATTTGTTTAAGTTAGACTCTAAAATTCTTTTCTTTTTTATTTCTTTAAATTTTGCGTAGGCATCTGATAAAGGCTGAGTTTGCCCCAATCCTTTACACCAATAATCATTTCTAAGCATTACTTTGCACATTCTACGCCAACTCGGAACCCAACACTTATTTTCTAAATCTTCTGGTGCTTCATCAGGAATAATTAAATAACCTCTATCTTGCCAACCTTTAATGAATTTTACAAACCTTGCCCTATAATGGTCGCTTGTTTTTTTTGGCATAGTAGAAAGTAATAAATTACAAAAACTTTCCCAAGTATGACCCTCTGGTTTATATATTTTATTATAACCAGATACGTTCCCGTTTTCTTGAACATATAAAGCTCCGCTATTAACACCATTTACCCTTGCAATTAACTTAAACCAAGTATCAGGCTCTAAAATGTGATACAACCATAATCCTCTTCTTTGGTCATCGCCATAAGGTTGACACAATCTTTGTTGGCTTATTTTAACACCTGCCATCATCATTTTATCATAGATTTTATTATGAATTAAATGATTGTACTTGCCGTGAAATATCCAAATATCTTCTGTTTTCCAATCATAAATAGGATAAATATTAAAAAGTTTAGCAGAGACTTTAGTAGTCCATTTCCAATTATTAAACATTAGCCCGTCTTTTCTGCTAACAATTGCCCTGTATCTGTGTAAACTTTCATCTGCCCTAATTCCAATAAAAGCAGCCGTTGTTTTTCCTTGTGAATACCATTCTCCGAAAATTACCATAAATTCTTCAAATTCCATTTTAGGCTGATAGAAATCGTATTGAGTCAAATCGCTTGCTAATTTTGGCTTAGGTCTTACCCAAACATCTTTTTTATCTTCATCCCAACAAACCCATCTTGGTTCATAATTTGAAACTGCATTTCTCAAAAGTAATTCAGCACAAACCCAATGCAAATCTATGTTATCTTTATACATTTCAATCATTTGATTAATATGAACTATTGTGTCATTGTATTGGGCTTCGAGGTCAATTATTAAATATCCAACTTTTACATTTCTTTTTTTAGCCTCCTCCAACACTAAATGAGACATAACACTTGAATCTTTGCCTCCAGAAAAAGATATATAAATTCTTTCAAAGTTATCAAAAACTTGACTTATTCTTTCTTTGCTTGCTTGCAAAACCGTTTTATTGTTATATACTTTTGTTGCCATATTAATAAATGTTTACTTGTCTTCCAATAGATAAGGCTTCTTCAATTGTCAATGGTTTTCTACCATATTTTTGCATCCAATAATTTAGAGCATCTAAAGCTATTAAATTAGCTTTATCTTGTTGTTCTGGAGATAGCAAATTAAATCCTGCGCAATATTTAGAAGGTATTCCTGTAGAATAACACATAGCTGCTTGACCTAACCAAGCAATTCTATTCATCGCTTTATTTGTTAAGTAGTGTTCACACGAATTAATCCACTCAGAAACAACTCCATTTAAACCTTCTCTAAACCTTTCTTCGTTAGATAAATATTCTGCATATTCCCTCTCGCATTGGTCGGCAGTCATTCCGTCAAATTTACTTGCGTAAAACCCTGCTTTATGACACTCCCATTTGTCAAATGTGTGAAATATTCTGTCTGGGTCGCTTGTATTTGTAGTTCTATAATGTTCAGCCTGCTCTTCTGAGATATCATCTGTTAGAATCTCATAATTTATAACAGAATCAGAAGATTCCCAAGATTTGCTAAAATCATCATCTTTAAAAATATCTTGCAATCCTGTTATTTGACAAAGTCTTAAAATCTCTTCTTCATCCATTCCCAACTCCCTTGCTATTCGTTCGTTTTTCCAATTTCTATTTTTTAACTCTAAAATAATTTCACTCATAGCGTCTACTTGATGTTTGCCTCTTGCTCTATTATGCCTTATTGTAGATGCAATTCTATCATTCTTATCGCTTTGCTCTTTTCTAATTATTACCGTTGGAGTGTATCCTTTTACTCTTTCACGAACTATTTTAGATTCTTTACTTACTCTTGTTCTGTGAAACCCGTCTACAACCTCTATTATTCCATTATTTGGAAACGTAACCACAGGTTGAGTATATCCATCGTTCATAATAGATATTTCAAGCAATTCCATTTCTGGAGGCGCAACCTTATTAGGGTTGTAATCATTAGCTACTACATTTTCAGACTTTACCCATTTAACATAGTCAACAGGCTCGTTTTTAAATGGGCTTTCGTTATGTATTGATTCCCTTAGCTGATTAATAGCGTCTATTTTTGTGTCAAAATCTAAATCTTTAATAAAGTTAAAAATTGATTCTTTTAATTGTTCAATTGTTGTTGTCATTGTTATTTATTGTGTTTAAATGTTTATCAAATCTTTGTTTAGTGCTAATAGTCCTCGCATCGTTGACATTAAGGAAATTTCTTATATTATCTCTTGCGTTTACAATAGTAGAATGGTCAGCAAAACCAAAGTATGTACCTATTTTTTTTAATGTAAAACAATTTGTTTCACAAAGTAAATACATCATATAGTGCTTTATAGCAATTACTTCTGCTTTCCTTGTTTTACTTATAAGCATTTGCTTTGTAAACCCAAACTCCATAAGAGCAATATCAAATAACTCATTTACATAGTCGGTATCTACGGTTTCAGTTTTCCAGATTCTAAGTTCTTCTTTGAAGTTTATCGAAT